CGACGGCGAACCTCTGGCGGCCGGGCATGTTCATCGTCGACCCGCCCCTCTGGCCGGACGTGCATCCCCGGCTCTCGATCCGCTCCATGGCCGGCGGCCGCCAGGCGAAGCCGCACGCCGGGAGCCCCCACGGCAACGGGACGATCGCGCCGGTGATGCTGGAGCACCACAAGTTCCTCGTGAAGCCGTTCGCGCAGCGCCAGTCGATCGCCGCGCGCTACGAGGAGGCCCGGCCGGGCGCGGGGACGAGCCCGAAGTTCCTCCCCTTCCAGCTGCCGGAGCTCGCCTACGAGAACGCGCGGCTCGCGCCCCTGGGCGATGGGAGCGTGCGGCTCTGGCACGAGAGCGAGCTCGAGACCGTTTCGATGCGGGTGCACGCATGATCCGGCTCGAGCACCTCGAGACGGACGTGATCGCGAGCTGCCAGCTCTCCTGCGTCAGCTGCAACGCCTTCGTGCCGCTCCAGCGCGCCGTGGCGGCCGCCTTCCTGGTCAGCCCGGAGGAGCTCGCCGAGGACCTGCAGCACTTCGGCCAGGTGGCCCATGTCGACCGCTACGCGCTGATCGGCGGGGAGCCGACCCTGCACCCCCGCCTGCTCGAGCTGCTGATGGTCGCGCGGGATTCCGACGTCGCCGACGAGGTCGAGGTCTGGTCGAACGGGCTGCGCGTGATGGCGATGGGTGCCGCCTTCTGGGCGGCCCTCGACCGTCTGGTGGTAACGGCCTACCCCGGGAAGCTCTCCGACGACGAGCTCGACGCGATCCGGGCGCGCTGTGAGAGGTCCGACGTCACCTTCGAGCTGATCGACCAGCGGCAGCGCGCGAAGTGGCACCAGCTGCTCGAGCCGGCGCCCACGTCCGACGCCGAGACGCAACGCAAGTTCGACGGCTGCCGAAACCGCCGCTACAGCCACGTGCTCGACCGGGGGCACTTCTACCGATGCTGCACGTCGCCATTCATCCCCAGGCTGCTCCAGGGCCGTCCAGACGGCTCGGACGGGCTCCCCGTGGCCGGGCTCACCGAGGCGGCGCTGGCGGGCTTCCTGGCCGCACCGAAGGCGATGGAGAGCTGCCGGCTGTGCACGGGCTTCGACCGGCGCCGCAAGGGTCCGTGGCGGGAGCTGAGGACTCCGGACGCCTGGCTTCAGGCAAGCAGGGGAGGCGCCGCTTGAATCCGCTGGATCTCTCCGCCGAGCTCGGCCACTACGAGGTGATCGAGAGGCTGGCACGAGCCGGCTGTCGGAGCTACCTCGAGGTGGGCACCTACGAGGGCGGCTCCCTGCGCGCCGCGCTTTCGGGAAACCCTCAGCTGGCGCGGGTCGTCTGCTGCGACTCCTGGGAGATGCGCGCCAGGGAGGGCAAGGAAGGCGGCCACGCCCACATCGAGCGGATGCTCGCCGAGCTCGGTTTCCGTGCGCGGGTCGAGTTCCTGGAAGGGAAGTCCAGAGACTTGCTGCCAAGGGTCTCGGGCCGCTTCGACCTCACGGTCGTGGACGCCGACCACAGCGAGCAGGCGTGCTTCGACGACATGGTGATGGTCTGGCCGCTGACCGCCGGCGTGATGCTGGTGCACGACGTCTGGCTGCACCTCACGGTCCGCGCGGCCATCTGGCGGTTTCTCCGCGCGCTTCCGCCGGGATCGGCGCGCGCGATGCTCTGCGCCGGAGATCACGGCACCCTTGCCCTGTTCAGAGTCGACGGAGGAACCCCATGAAGAACCGATCGCTGCTCGAGAGGGCAATCGGCTACGTCGCTCCCGAGTGGGGGCTGCGCCGCCAGCGCGCGCGCGTGGCGTCCGACCTCCTGCAGCGCGCTGCCTACGACGCCGCGTCGGTCGGCCGCCGCACTTCCGGCTGGCGCCGCACCGGCGCGGACGCCGAAGCCGCGGCGGGACCCGACCTCGCCAACCTTCGCGCCGTGACGCGCGACCTGGTGCGCAACAACGCGCACGCTGCCTCGGCCGTGGCGACCCTGGCGGACGACATCGTCGGGTGGGGGATCACCCCGACGCCGAAGCCGGCGCTCACGGGGCGCGCGCTCGAGGCCTGGAAGGACTGGGCGGAGACGCCGGCGTGCGACGCGGACGGCCGGGATGACCTCTACGGCCTCCAGAAGCTCGCCGTGCGGACGCTGATCGAGTCGGGCGAGGTGCTGATCCGCCAGCGGCCCAGGACGCGCCCCCAGGACCTCGAGAGCATGCCGATCCCGATGCAGCTCCAGGTGCTCGAGCCGGACTACCTGGACACCCTGAAGACGGGGATCGTGCTCCCCGACGGCGGGCGGATCACCCACGGCGTCGAGTTCGACCCGATCGGACGGCGCCGCGGCTACTGGCTCTTCCGCGAGCACCCGGGCGCCGAGATCGTGGGGAGCGGGATCCAGTCCTACTTCGTGCCGGCCGCCGGCGTGCTGCACGTCTACCACCGCCTGCGCCCCGGCCAGGTCCGCGGCGTGCCGTGGTTCGCGCCGGTGATGCTGAAGCTCAGGGACTACGACGACTACGACGACGCGCAGCTGATGAAGCAGAAGGTGGCGGCGTGTCTCGCGGTCATCACCACGGACGTCACGGGCGGCGCGAACGTGCTGGGGACCGCGGATCCGGCGAACCCGACCTGGGACCGCCTCTCTCCCGGGATGATCTATAACGCGCCGGCGGGCCAGGACGTCGAGGTCGTGCAGCCGCCGCGCGTCGAGGGCTACCGCGACTACGCCGAGATCACGCTGCGGACGATCGCGGCCGGCCTCGGCACGACCTACGAGTCGCTCACGGGCGACTTCACCGACCTGCCCTTCTCGGCGGCGCGGATGTCGCGGCTCCAGCACTGGGGCCTCGTGCAGGGCTGGCGCTGGCGGACGGTGATCCCGCAGCTGTGCGACCCGGTCTGGGCCTGGTCGCTCGAGGTGATGGCCGTGATGGGGCTGATCTCGCCCGATCGCCGGCCGCGCGCGCGGTGGACGGCGCCGCCCATGCCGATGGTGGACCCCGCGCAGGAGGGCCTGGCGTACCAGCGCAACGTGCGCTCCGGGATCATGACGCTCTCGGAGGAGATCCGTGAGCGCGGCTACGACCCCGACGAGATGCTGCAGGAGCTGGCCGGCGACTTCGAGAAGCTCGACGCGCTCGACCTGGTGCTCGACATCGATCCGCGCAAGATGACGCAGGCGGGCCAGGCGCAGTCGCTGCCGAGCTCGCAGCCGGAACCAGTGCCGCCGGCGCCGCCGGAGCCCGACGACGACGATCAGCGGCAGCTCCGGTTCTTCGCTGAACCGGCCTCGCCGCCGCGGAGGCGGGCGAAGGCCAGGAGGAAGCCGAAGTGAGCGACCTGCGCCCTCTGTCGCATGGACAGCGTCGCGTCCTGCGGCTGATCCAGCAGTATCGCGACGCGACGGGCGAGTTCCCGACGGTGCGCTTCCTGGCGAGGCGACTCCAGGTGCACCACGAAACGGTGCGCGAGAGCCTCGCAGCGAGCCATCGCAAGGGCTGGCTGGCCACGCCCAGCCCGGCCGGGCTGACCGTCCGGATCGCTTGACGCACACCCGCCACTCTGGCGGGGGTGCGGAATAGGCCCGAATCGGATACCCCGCCAAAACAGCGGCTTCCCAGGAGGCCCCCCGGGATGCGATTGCTGATGTCGAAATGCGCACAGGCGCCGCCGCCCCGAACGCCCCCCGCACCCTCGCGCTTCCCCCGCTCTCCATCCGCGCCGAAGTCGACCAGATCGACGAGGAGGAGCGCACCGTCGAGCTCGTCTTCAGCACGGGTGCCGGCGTCGAGCGTTACGACTGGGCGAGCGGCAAGCGATACCTCGAGACCCTGTCCCTCGACGCCGAGCACATCCGCATCGATCGCCTGAATCAGGGCGGCCCGCTGCTGGACAGCCACAGCGCGTGGTCGGTGCGTGACCAGCTCGGTGCGGTTGTCCCTGGCAGCGTCCAGATCACGAAAAAGGAAGCGCGCGCGACCGTGCGCTTCTCGAAGCGTGCCGACGCCGAGGAAGTCTGGCAGGACGTGCGCGACCGCATCGTCCGCAGCGTCAGCGTCGGTTACCGGGTCTACCGCTACGAGGAAGACGACCAGAAGGCAAACGCGCTGCCCGTGCGCAGGGCGACGGACTGGGAGCCGTTCGAGATCTCGATGGTCCCGATCCCGGCCGACGCCGGCGCGAGAGTCCGCAAGGGCGAGACCGACGACGCGAACACCTGCGAGATCGTGCGCGCAGGCGAAGCAACGACTCGGGCCGACGAGCCCGCGAGCAGCACCCCGGCGGCAGTGCCGCCCACGAAGGAGAAGCCCATGGACCGTTCCGAGACCATCCGCGAGACCGATCCGGACGCGCCGACGCCGCGCGCGGCCACGCCGCCGGAGCCGAGCGAGGCGGATCGCGCCATCGCCGTGGAGCGCGAGCGGTGCCAGGGGATCATGGCGGGCTGCCGCACGGCGCGCCTGCCGCAGTCCTTCGCCGAGAAGCTGATCGCCGACAACACCTCGCTGCTCGAGGCGCGCGGCATGATCCTCCGCGAGCTGGAGCTCCGGAACGACCCCAGCCTCCGCACCGACGGGAAGGTGACGCCGGGCCAAGTCCCGACCGAGCTCGTGGCGGGCGAGGACCCCTTCGTCCACAAGCGCAAGGCGATCGAGAACGCGGTCCTGCACCGCGTGATGCCGAAGACGGAGAAGGACGGCCCCGGCTTCGAGCTCAGCGAGGACGGGCGGCGCTACCGCGGCGCCAGCCTGATGGAGATCGGCGAGATCTTCCTCCGCGCCCAGGGCCGCGACACGCGCTCCATGAGCCGCATGGACCGCGCGGCCGCGCTCCTGTCGCGCTCGCAGCACAGCACCTCCGACTTCCCGCTCCTGCTCGCCGACGTGGCGAACAAGGCGCTGCGGGCGGCCTACGAGGCGGCGCCGCAGACCTGGCGGCCGATCGCGCGCCAGGTGAGCGTGGCCGACTTCAAGCCGGGCCGCCAGCTGCAGCTCGGTGGCGCGCCCGCGCTCGAGGAGGTCGGCGAGGGCGGAGAGTTCCAGCACGGGACGATCGCCGAGGCCAAGGAGCAGTACCAGCTCAAGACCTACGGCCGGATCTTCTCGATCACGCGGCAGGCGCTCGTCAACGACGACCTGTCGGCCTTCGCGCAGGTCCCGACGAAGTTCGGCCAGTCGGCCCGGAACCTCGAGTCCGACCTGGCCTGGGCCGAGATCACCAGCAACCCGGCGATGGGCGACACCGTCCAGCTCTTCAACTCGGCGCACGGCAACCTGGACTCGGTCGGCTCGGTCA